ATGATGAAGTATTTCCATTCGTGGAGCGGCGGGAAGGACAGCACGGCCGCGATTATACTTGACCACATTCACGGCCTTCCGCCTTCGCGGATCGTGTTCTGCGAAGTCATGTATGACCGGAAGAACGGAATCAGCGGCGAACTTCCTGAACACATCGACTTCGTGAAGAACGTCGCGATCCCGAAGTTCACCGAATGGGGCTTCACCGTCGACCTGATCACCGCCGAAACCGACTACCTGGAAAACTTCTTCCGCGTCATTTCCAAGAGCCGGAACGGAAACAACGGAAAAATGCGCGGCTTCCCGTTGAGCGGCCGCTGTACCATCAACCGGGACTGCAAGTTAAAGCCGATCCACGACTACTACAAGCGGAACGGCCTGAAACCGTCGGAATATACCCAGTATGTCGGAATCGCGATCGACGAACCGGAACGGCTTGAAAGGCTTCGCGGAACGAACAAAGTGTCCTTGCTTGAACGGTACGGCTACACCGAAAAAATGGCCCTGGAACTGTGTCGGGAACACGGCCTTCTTTCCCCGACGTACCAGTTCACGTCCAGGGGGGGCTGCTGGTTCTGCCCGAATCAGCGACTTTCCGAAATGGCCCATCTGAAAGAGAGCTGGCCGGACCTGTGGGCCGAACTTGAACGCCTGGACAACGTAGAGGGCCGCGTCACAAAGGGCTTCAAGTACGGCGAAACCTTCGCCCAGGTCGCCCGGCGCGTGGAGCAGTGGATCAGGAACCGCGACCTGGTGGAACAGCAATTAAGCCTATTCGATAAACCGGAAAGGAGTGAACACCAATGAACAGCAAAGTCCGAAACTTCCGGCCCGTGTGCGGCGTGATCGCGTTCTTCATGTTCTTTTTCATGCTGGGAGCGGTCGGAGCCGTCGAGAACAACGCGGTCCCCCTTCTGCCTGGCGCGATCCGAATCTTCGCGTCGCTGGGTCTGTGGGCTTTGTTTTCCTACCTGGCCGGCGCGTTCAAATGATCCAACGAAAGGAGTGAACCCCGTGGAGTACAGCGCGAAAACCCTGACGCCCGTCCAGGTCGGACAGGTCGTGAAGGCCCTGGTCCTTCTGGGCGCGCGAAAAATTATCGTTGAAGAAGTGGAAAAGGACCGCTTCGTCGTCACCACAACAACCGAAGCGGCCCATTCCAAAAAAGCCTAACTGCATTATAGCAGGGAAAGGAACGGTTTTCAATATGCCGAAACTGAATTTTTATGACACCGACGCCGTGAAGGCGTTCACCCTGGACGTTCTGGTCGATAACGCCGAACTTCGCCTGGACCTGGACTTCGAGCGCCGCCAGAGCGTGGCCGGCTGGGAGTCCGCGAGAGAGCAGAGAACGCGCGCCGAGAAGGCGGAAGCCGCGATCGCCGCCGCCGTGTCGACCCTGACCAACCTGTCGGAAGCCCGCCAGGCCGGCATCGAAGTCGGCTGGCGTGACGTGGACCGGGCCGTCGCTGACGTCCTGGACCTTCTGAAAGGGGGCGAAACGAAGTGAACGTCAGTCTGTACGAGATCAGCGCCGACTTCCTGAAAGCCCTGGACGGCCTGGAAGTGGACGAAGAAACCGGCGAGATCACGAACTTCGACGCCGTCGAAGCCCTGAACGCCCAGTTCGAGGACAAGGCCGAAAGCGTGGCCTGTTACATTAAGAACCTGACCGCCTTCGTCGCCGACCTGAAAACCGAGGAAGACGCCCTGGCCGCCCGCCGGAAGACGGCGGAACGCCGGGTCGACAGCGTGAAGAAGTACCTCACTTCGTGCATGGAGTCTGTCGGCAAGGACAAGGTCGAAACCGCGAAGGCGCGGATCAGCTTCCGGAAGTCTGTCCAGGTCCAGATCGACGACGAAAAGGCCCTTCCGGCTGACTACACCACGACCACCGTGACCGTGAAGCCGGACAAGACCGCGATCAAGAAGGCGATCCAGGCTGGCCAGGACGTGACCGGGGCTTCCCTGGTCGAGAACCGGAACATTCAGATCAAGTAAAGGGGGGCGGATTGCATGGCAGAGAAAAAGACGGCCGGACAGGTGGCGGAGCCTACCGCCCCGGACCATGAAACCGCCCAGGACCAGCCGGCGGCCCCCGTGGCCCCGGCGGTGGCCCAGAAGGAAATCCCCCTTCTGACGGAAAAGGACATCGAATGTCGGGTCCAGAGCGTCAGCAGAGCGAAGACAGGAAAGGTCGGCGCGGTCCTGTTGCTTTACAAGGACGCGCGGGTCGATATGCGGATTCTGGACCAGGTCTTCGGCCCTGGGAACTGGCAGAGAACCCACGAAGTGATCAACGGGAACCTGTTCTGCAATATCGACATCTGGGACGCAGAGAAGCGCGCCTGGGTCCGGAAACAGGACGTCGGCGTCGAGAGCAACACCGAGAAAGAGAAAGGCCAGGCGTCCGACGCCTTCAAGCGCGCCGGCTTCAACGTCGGGATCGGCCGCGAACTTTATACCGGCCCCTTCATTTACGTCGAACTGGCGGACAATGAGTTCTATTCCGAAGGCCAGCAGAACGGCCGGAAGGAAGTCCTGAAATGCTATTCGAATACCCGCTTCAAGGTCACGCGCGTCGCCTACAACGACCGCCGGGAGATCGTCGACCTTGTGATCGTCGACCGGAACGGGAACGTCCGCTTCGACATGGATAAACGGGTCGAGGGACCGCCCCAGACGCCCCAGGGCGGCCAGAGAGCGCCGGCCCAGGGAAACACCCAGGGGCAGACCAGACAGGCCCCCAGGAGCCGCCAGGGCGCGCCAGCGGCGACGCCAGCGCCCCAGGCAGAGAACGGGGCCGTCTGCCCGATCTGTGGGAAACCGATCACGAAGGCCGAACAGGACTATTCCCTTCGCAAGTATGGCCGGGAAGCCTGTCGGACCTGTCAAAAAGCATTGTAAAAGGGGGTGGCAAGTGTGCCGAGCCGCATAATCAAAGAATCAATCACCACTAGCGAATCGCTGTCGGAAGTCAGCGCGGAAGCCGAACGCCTTTTCTGGCGACTGGTGGTCAAGGCGGACGACTTCGGCCTGTACTATGGAAATCCGCGAATCCTGGCGTCTATGTGCTTCCCGCTGGACCCGCCGAAGGAACAGAGAATCCGCGCATGGCTGGACGAACTGGTCGCCGCCGGCATGGTGGGGACCTACACGTCCGACGAGGACGGGAAGAAGTACCTGAAACTTCTGTCCTGGGACCGTCACCAACAACAGAGAGCAAAGAAAAGCAAGTTCCCCCTTCCTGTTGCATTTGATAACACTTGCAATCACAGCAACGGAAAGCAAGTGAAATCAAAATCCCCCGTAAACGAGAACGAAAACGGGAACGAGAACGAGGAACGAGGAACGGGAACGCGCCCAACCGGGGCGGCGGCGACCCCGCGCGGTTTTGATCGCTTCTGGGCCGCATATCCCCGCAGAGTCGGCAAGCAGGACGCCCTGAAAGCCTGGGGACAGCTTAACCCGGACGACGCCCTTGTGGACCAGATCGTCGCCGGCGTCGAGCGGTGGAAGACCTGTGACCAGTGGACGAAGGACGGCGGGTCGTTTATCTGCTACCCGGCCACGTTCATTCGCGGCCGCCGGTGGGAAGAAGACGACCGACCCGATCCGCCACCGGCTTCGCCGAAGGGAGCCGCGCCGAAGAACTACGCCGGCGACGAAGACTTCCTGGAAGGGCGGTGATCACATGGACGCGATCGGGGATATTCTGGCCGGCGTCGTCCAGAAAAGCCTTCAAAACCGGGAGCCGGAAGACTACATCGACGACGAAGGTTTTCTGTGCTGTGGCAAGTGTCACGACCGAAAGCAAATGGACGTGAACATTCCGGCCCTGGCCGCCGGCGGAACGAAGACGATCCGCGTCGGCTGTCTGTGCAAATGCGGACGCGAGAGGGCCGCCCAGGAAAAGCGGGAACAGGAACGCCGGGACTTTGAAAGCCGCATGGAACGGCTTCGGCGCGACGGGATCACCGACCCGGCCTATTTACAGTACACCTTCGACCAGGACGACAAGCGGAACCCGAAGGTCAGCGACGTCTGTCGCCGCTACGTCGAGAACTGGGCGGAAATGAAGGCCCGGAACATCGGGATTCTGTTCTATGGCGACGTCGGGACCGGGAAGTCCTTCCTGGCCTGTGCGATCGCGAACGCCCTTCTGGAACGGCTGGTCAGTGTCAGCGTGACCAACTTCCCGCGAATCCTGAACAGCCTTCAAGGGTCCTTCGACGACGAACGCCAGAAGCGGATCGACCGGCTTCAACACTATTCCCTTCTTGTGATCGACGACCTGGGCGTCGAACGCGACACGTCCTATTCCGTCGAACAGGTCTACAACGTGGTCGACACCAGGGCAAGGTCCGGGAAGCCGGTGATCATCACGACGAACCTGTCCTTGAAGGACCTGGAAAACCCGCCGTCCCTGGCCTACAAACGGATTTATGACCGCGTCCTGGAAATGTGTCCGATCCGGCTGAAACTGGTCGGAGCGTCCCGCCGCACCAGCAACGCCAGCGAACGGCGGGACGCCGCCCGGCGAATCCTGGGATTCTGAAAGGACGAAGACCCATGAAGTACAAACTGACGATCCCCGGCCTGTTGCCGGGGCTGAACGAATACATCGACGCGGAGCGGTCCCACAAGGGCAAATACAAGGCCGCTTCCATGAAGCGCCAGGCCCAGAACGTGATCGGCTACATGATCCGGACACAGCTTCGCGGCGTCCGCTTCACCCGGCCCGTGGTGATCCGCTACCTGTGGATCGAACCGTCCCGCCGGCGCGATAAGGACAATATCGCCTTCGCGAAGAAGTTCATTCAGGACGCCCTGGTCGAAACCGGCGTCCTTCGGAATGACGGCTGGTCCGAAATCGAAGGATTCACGGACAACTTCGCCCTGGACCCGAAGAACCCCCGCGTCGAAGTCACGATCGAAGAAATGGAAGGAGTAAAGCGAAATGGTAAAAGAAAAAATTAAGAACCTGGCCCCTGGGGCCTTCTTCAACGCCGGCCCCGCCGTCGTGACCGTCCTGGAACACTTCGCCGACGGCCGAACCCTTCTGGCCGCGAAGGAGCCGATCGGGAACCGCCCCTTCACCGTCCGGCCGTTCACCTACAACCGCACGGACCCGGAGCCGAACCCGAACAACTTCGCGTTTTCTTCCCTTCGCTACGACCTGAACACCGACTTCCTGGACGCCCTGAACGACGCCGGCGTGATCCCGGCCGACAAGGTCCTGGAAGCCGAATGGAGCCTGGCGGACCACGATGGAACGAACCGTTATGGCGTCGCCGTCTGCAAGATCGCTATGTTGCCCGAACCCATGATCCGGAAGTATTACGACGCGGGCCTTCTCACGATCGACGACTGGGAATGGACGATCACCCCGTACGCCGGCCACGCGTACTACGTCCGCGGCGTCGTAACCGACGGCACCCTGAGCAACGACTACGCCTGGAGTGGCTACAGCGGCGTTCGCCCGGCTTTCTTCGTGGATTCTGAAATCTGCCTGTTCCTGGAACCGGACGAAGTCGAACTGTCTGACGCCGCCCTGTTGCGTGAATTTACTTCGAAACAGCTTGCGGACGAAGTTATTCGCCGGATCGCCGCCGGCGAGGACGACGAAGTCGAATGATCGGGTCCTGTGCCTTGAAGGCCAGAGTCGAAGAACACCTGGGGGTCGCCCTGGCCCCCGGCTTCTTCGATAAGGCGGAACAGTACGCCCGGCGGAAGCTGGACCTGTGCAACGAACGCGCCGGCCGCCAGTACGGCGAAGACGGCTACGGCGACGAATACCTGGTCCTTCTGACCGCCGACACGGTCCGGGAAATGGCCTTTTCCGAATACACCATGATCCGGTCGGCGGAGATCATGGCCGAAGCGGCCGCCGGCGGAAAGGCGGTGGAAGCATGAGAAGACGAAAGCCCAGTCTTCCGAAGTGGAAATACGCCTTTTCCTGTCGGGACTGTCGACACGTCCAGTTCATCAAGGACGAAGCGAAGGGCCGTGAAGGCGACTATTGCGTGAAGTCGATCGAGCGCGCCGACGCCGGCCTTCCTGGCCCGATCCACGCAGACGAAGCCGACCGGGTCGTCCGCTGTGACTATTACGAACCGATCCCGAAGGAAGGTGATCCGGCGTGATTCCCTTCCCGAAGAAGAAGTATTCCGTGATCTACGCCGACCCGCCCTGGTCCTACGCCGCCGGTGGGAAGAAGCGGAATGTGACCCGACACTACCACACTATGAAGCCCGAAGACATATATGACCTTCCGGTCCAGGACATAGCCGCCGACGACTGCCTTTTGTTCATGTGGGCGACCTTCCCGAACCTGGAAATCGCCCTGGAAACGATCAGGCGGTGGGGCTTCAAGTATAAGACCGCCGCCTTCGTCTGGGTAAAGAGGAACCGGAAGTCCCCCGGCTGGTTCTGGGGCCTGGGGAACTGGACCAGGGCGAACCCGGAAGTCTGCCTTCTGGCGACGAAGGGGAACCCGAAGCGCGCTTCCCGTGCCGTCCATAGCGTAATCGACACCCCGATCGGCCGGCACAGCGAGAAGCCGGCGGAAACCCGCGACAGGATCGTCCGGCTTGCGGGGGGGGGGGACTATGATCGAACTGTTCGCCAGACAGGCGGCCCCCGGCTGGGACGCCTGGGGCGACGAAGTGGAAGGCGGTGACGCCGGTGAATGAGAACACGAAGACGATCCGGGACCTGGCCGCGTATGTGTGCGACCGTCTGGTCGGGAAGGTCCTGATCCACCGCTACGACGCCTATTCCACCAACAGCGTTTATTTGAAGTTCGACTACGGCGTGGCGAACAGCCTTCGGATCGCCGACCACGCCGGGAAGGAATACCTGTCCTATCGGTTCAACATCATTCTGACCCTGGCGGAGCCGAAGAACGACCTGTCCGGCCGCTTCCCCCGGAACTACTACCCGCCGGACATGGTCGACCAGGTGATCGAAGATATTCTGGCCGGCGTCGAAGCGAAGCGCGCCAGGTATCGGGACTATGAAAAGACCGTGGCGGACGCGAAGGCCAAAGTCGCCCACGAACGGGGCTTCTGGCAACAGGCCCGCCCGGTGAAGAAAAAGAGAGGTAAAGACAATGACCATATCTGAACTTGTCACCCGCGCCCACGACAACGCCGTGAAGCACGGCTTCTGGAACCCCGCGCCGGCGTTCGGGACGTCGATCGCCCTGATCCATTCGGAACTGTCCGAAGCCCTGGAAGAAGAACGCGCCGGCCGGCCGAACTTCTGGTTCCACTGTCTGGAAGGGGACCCGTCCCTTCCCTGTGATCCGACCGACGAAACCGACTGTTTTCAGTTCGGCCACGAAGACCGGTGTCAGCACCGGGGGAAGAAGCCCGAAGGCGTGGCCGTGGAACTGGCCGACGCCGTGATCCGGATCGCGGACCTGTGCGGACACCTGGGAATCGACCTGGAAGCCGCGATCGACCTGAAAATGGCCTACAACGAAACCCGCCCGTTCAAACACGGGAAGCGGTTTTGAAGGGCGGTGACGACATGAAGAAGATCACCTTCGCCGCCCTTCTGATCCTGGCGGGCTTCGCTGTGTGCGCGTGGAGCGCG